TTCTATATGGTAACCACCACCAATCATATTTGTTATCTACTGGTAATATTACTTGATCGCCTTCCATTAATTTAATATCCGGACGACCTGCTAATTTACGAGCTGCTTCGTTTTCTGCATGTATTCTTTGTTCAGCTGCAGTTGCATTAGTAATAAGATTATCAATTTGTGTAGTAGCTGGTCTAATAGCTTTAACAATATCCTTAATGTACTGTGAGTCAGCATATTCAGATATAAAGAAATGTGCTAGCTCAGTATTTAATGAACTAAAATCAGTGAATTGATATTGACCAATCATTGCAGCAAACTTACCTGCAAACTTAGGATCATTTTGTTTATAGTAAGTTTCAAGTAATGTTAAGTACCATTGCATTGCTTGTTCAGATGGTTTTGCACCCGACTTAAATGCTTGTTCGGCAAAACTAACTAATGCTGCTAATTGGGTTTCGTCTGGAATAGATGGATCACCTGGGATTGCAGGTACTGCAGGCCCCCATTGTGTTTCTGGCTTTTCTGGAAAGCCAACTCGCATTTGAGCAAATTCTTTATGTAGTTTAGCAACTTTAGTATCGTATGCTTCAAACAGATTTATTGTTTCGTATAATTCGCGTAACCGCATCGTAAATCCTTTAAAATATATTTGTAGTATTTATTCTAAAAATCGTCTACATCTAGATTGTTTATTAGGTCTCTTAATGCAGTGCTTTGTATTCCTGCTGTTGCTTTTGCAGCAGCTGCTTCGCCTTCTACTGTATTTCTATTTTTAATAGAGGTCAACAATGCACTGCCGGCTGACATTGTACTAGCATTACCATATCCTTGTTCTTCTTCTAAATCAGTAATACGTAATGTATCAATATCATATTCTAAATCAATTTTCATACCTACGCCGGAACTACTACGTGTTTTCATAAGTTGAATTTGATATCTACCACGTTCACGCATGGCTCTACTTGTAAAGATACCAAACACGTTATCAGCAGTTTGAATTTTAGATAGTCCGCCTGAAATATGACTATGGTCAAACTCTACTTCTTCTACTGCGCCCCTGTTAAGCTGTGCCGCAGTAACGAATACACAATTCTTTTCTACTGCTAAGTTTCTCAATTCTTCTGATACGTATTTGTCTTTAATGAATAAGTCTGCCGGGCTAATCTTTTTAGACATTGGCATTAACAAGTCTAAGTAATCAACTAGTAGTACGTCAACTTTTCTATCTGTTTTAATTTCGTATTCTTTTAAGTATGATCTAATATCGTTTGCTGTTTTGCCAGATGGCATATATTTTACTTGTAATGAACCGGACTTCTTACCAATCATTCTAACTTTAAGTTCTACATCTTCGATGTTTTTAAATATTTCTCTAGTTGAGATACCTGTTATCATACTATCTACACGCATTGATACAAGTTCTTCACTAAGCTCTAATGTAAGGTATACTACATTAAGTCCTGCTAGTGCCCAGTTAACACCTAAGTTAGCTAAGAATAAACTCTTACCTGCGCCCGAACCGCCTGCAAAAATATTAAGTTCGCCTCTGTTCATACCACCAAACAGTTTATCGTCCATGTTTTTCCAACCAGTAGATACTTGCCCGTTCTTATCTTTAATCTTCATAAGTCGTTCACGTGGATTAGCAAAGTAGTCTGTACCTAAGTCTTTTTGCAAACCAATTTGTACTGCTTGTTTAATTTTATCTTCTACTGGGCCATATTCGCCCTTTTCTAATAAGTCTGCTGATTCATTAATAGCACGTTCAAGTCCTTTGTGTCTAATAAACGTTTCAAAGTCATTAAGTAGCCAATCGTAATGTTCTTCTTTAAGTCCTTCTACATCTTTAAAGTCACTTTGTGTTGCAGCGTTGATTATATCAAAGGTTGGCATTACGTTATGTTCGTCAACATAACTGTTTATAAAGTCTGCTGATTTTTGTAGTTTGCGATCAAACAATCTGTAATCAAATATGGATTGGCATCTAACAAATGTAGCAGCATCGCTTATCATCATTTCTAAGTATAACTTCTGTATATCATATCCATAGTCTACGTTTTGTGCCATTTAATATCCTTTAAAAAATTGTTTTGCTCTTAGTTGAATCTTAAGTGCGTAGTTTTGTTTTGCATCAATAATTAGCCATAGTGTAGCTAATCTACCTAGTTTAATGACAGCGTCATTAACATCTTTAACCCCTTCAGGCCAGTCCGGCATACTAACAGACCACCCATATTCGATAGCTTGTTCTACAGTAGCAGGGCCTTCGTGATCTCTATCAGGCACTAGAATAATTTCTTTGTTCAATCTTTTTAATAACCAATCTTGTTTATCTTTAATTTGCGAGCCAAGTATAGCACATCCGTCTATGCTAATTGCATCAATTGGGCCTTCACATACAATAACAAACTTACGTTCATATAATTGTCTATCTAAATTAAATACAAAGTTTGGTTGTTGTTCTGAAAAGTATCTTGGGTTTTTATTTGAGCCAACGCGCCTTGCAGTGTACCCTACAAGTCTATTTTCGTAGTAGTATGGTATAATCAATCGATCATTGAACCCAGTCTTAGGAGTCCAGTGAAACGGGTAATCGGTTACGCATAAGTTACGTTCAGCCATATATTCTAATACAGGAAATAATGGTTTAGGTATGTTATCTAAAAATGAAGTAATAGGTGCTGCATCAATTGGTAATGTACGGTTTTCAAATTTAGGTAGCATTGTTTCTAGTAGCACAGTTTCAGATGCTTCTAGTTTAAATGCTTCTAAACTAAGTTTAGAGATTTCAGAGTCGCTCATATGCAAGTAACGCATAAAGTCTTTCATATTTTTACTAATGTGCCGACCTGGTTGCCAACTAGCTTTAAACGAGCAGTTGAAGCAGTGAAACGTAACTGCATCGCCGTCGTTTACAATAAATCCGCCACGATACCGGGTATCCTGGCAACAAGGAGCGTTGCCAGTTATCCATCCACTTGGGGTTCTTTTAGTTCGTCTACCAGATTGCCAGTACATTAACAATGTATCTGTAATAAGGTTCATATAGAATTAGTTAATTTAAAAGTATATTATACTACCAAACGGTTACTTTGTCAACAGTGCCGGTTGGATTGACTGGACTATTACCTTGATATAATATACGAATATATTTGAAATCGCCTACAGGAAGAGTAACTTGCACAGGGTTACTATTAGGCAATGATGCGTGTAAAATTTCATGTTTTGTAGCATGTAAGAATGAGTTAACACTAATGGTAGAATCTGTAGTACCTTCATACCATATTTTACCAATAAACCCAGTTGTGTTAATTTCAACAGTTATATCAGTAGTAGGTACTGCTTCATAAAATGTAGTAGGAATACAACTAGTATGATATACTACGTTGCCCATAAAGTCAATTTCACCTGTAAAGGTTTTATAAATTTTGTCATCACGGAATGTAGGCATAGCACTGCCTATTAGCTCTATAGTACCAACTGCGCCAAATTTAGTATCAGCATACATTAGTACATCGGCACCGTCTTTAATTGCGCTAACACTATATGTTAAGAACTGTGGAGTAAGATTAGTTAGATCTTCTTGCGGAATTATAACCTTAGCAATTCCTTTTTTAGTAGCATTAGGAGTAACTGTATACGGACTGTTTGGTAACGCATTGCCAGAAACATCCATAATGTTTAGTTCAAGCAAACTTAACGTAGTTAAGTCGATTCGTTTTTGATCCGCATTCTTAATGTCAAACTCAATGGTATTATCGATACCATTATATATTTTTACGTTTCTTTGATACACTGATGTAAACTCCACTGTAAATCCGTCCAGATCGGCAAGAAGTTCGATCCGGTTTGGGTATAAATAACTTGATATTTTTTGCATTGGCAATATCCTTTATATATATTTATGGCAAACCTAAGAGATAACATAGAACAAAACTTACCATTTATTAGTGTGCTTAATTACGGAAATGATGAATATGTTGGTATAATTATCAATCAAGATCAGTACGTAACGAGTTTCTACGACTTAAATGCAATACTTTCAGCTGAAGATAAAGCAACCTTTTTAGAGATAGGTGAAATATGGTGGTGGGAGTCAAATCGACAATTTCCAATTTCGATATTCTGCAGAGATGACATCTACCCATTTGCGTATGCTATTAAAACTTTTAATAGTAAAGATACAAGAATAATACTAGGCCCGGTAGTTAATCTAATGAACTTAACAGTTAAACGAGTCAAACGAAAATCAGTTCAACTCGTTCGAAAACCTACTTAAACCTGTTCGCAAATTAAATTCATCTGCACTACAATTGCCATTGCATATGCAACGGCATGTGACTTACGAAAAGCGTAGCCCACGTCAGTGTCGGAGTGTTCCCATATTTCGGTCATCACCGTAGTCCATTCTTTCCCAATCAAATAGCGTTTCGCTGGTCTTATCATTGCTAGGACTGCAGCTAATTGTTCCACCGAAGTCGGCTGCATCTGTCTCAGAATATCGATATGCCCGTTTATATGAAATAGTAGATTTATAAAGTCTTCTTGAAGTAAAAGTTCCCATATTGGTTCAGTCCCCATTAGTTGTAATAGATGATCATTATCCCTAACGTCTTTGTATATCATAACATTAAGAAAATCAATTTTGAAATAACCCCTGTCTTCGGCTTCTTTATAGTCAATTGTACTTACACCGGTAATTGGATTGTGCGGTATATTATGACAATAAATGCCTGTATTATGTTTTTTTTGAGTACTAATAGATGCCGTAACATGTTTTAATTTAGATAATGCTAAATCTCTATTAGCAAAATCAATGTCAATATCTGGCATTAGTAACAAACCTCCATTGATGATGTAGTATTGTGTTAACCTCAATATTTATACTCATATATTACTCGCCTTAACCACAGTTCTTACAAGCTCTGCATCGGCTGATAATTTATTAAACCTATGCATCCAAAACGGAATATCTAATACACTACTCACTGCAGCGAGTTGTTCATCATTAAATTTCTTTATTAGTAACTTACCTGATTTAGAATTTAACACAATCCACGGACTTATCTTCCCATCTTTAATATCATACATTGCTCTGTTTAAACTTACGTACAAAAAATAATGATTCCATGCTGCATTATTAGTATCGCCCCATGCTAGCATATGATTGATACTACGTTCCAATGCAGTTTCTACGCATTCTGTTTTAATTAGATCTACTACATATCTATCATATAAATCGTCTCTACACCAATTATCTAACTTAGTGCCACTAGTTACTACATAAGAAATAAACTTATCAGGATACAATGGTTTTACATTACTAACAAAACTTCCAAACTTAACAAATGCATTATAATACGGACTCTTGCAAAAGTTTTCATAAGTTTTCATACCTTGAAAGTTTTGTGTTTTTTGAAAAAATGTATTGTAAGTTTCGTATCCTATTACTACGTGTTTTTCTTTTTGTGCCAACGCTCTGCGTTTTGCTTCGCACACATGAACCATAAGAGTAGATTCTTTTACAAATTTACTCTTGCAGTATTGACATTCAAATGGTTTAGATTGTAAACTCATCATTTTAATTTCTTTTTAATTTCTTTATCTTCAAACCCATAGTCTTTAGCTAATCGAGTTATTTCTTTAGTAGGTGTTATCTTTGCTAACATTTCAACTTCGTGCATTTTCATAGCAGGGTTAAGTTCTGCTAGAAACTGTACTTTTTTATTATCGTTGCCATCTTTTTTCTTATTACCAATCCATTCATGATAGAATGTTTTTTCACCATTGTAGCTACACATACATAGCAACAACCATAATAACTTAGGATGTTTTTGTAATAAGAACCAGTTTGTATTGTAGTAATTGTTAACTGCAATTACAAACTTTTCTTGGATTTCCCTGTCACGACTACTAACGTTACTGATATATCTATTTAGAATAAAGAACTCCCCTTTAAGTGCTTTTTGATTAACTTCGTCAAGTTCGTCCCATAATTCACGAATGTTCATATCGACTGCTTGAATTTTTTCTTTTAGTTCTACCTTTCCGCTCATATCAATCCTTACAGTAATTTATCAAGGTGTATCATTTCACTATGTCGTGACACTTCTTTTACAAAAAATGCACATTCAGGTTTAGCTGTCAGTTGTAACGGTGTAGTTAATAAGTGGCCAACTTTTATTTTAGGAAAGTACCACTTAATATCATTATAAAAATTTACTATTTCAATTTTTTTAAATTCAATTCTAAAGTCCGATACTGGATTAAACACTAATGCATCAAACCCTCTATCGTTTAAACTAGTTAATGGTAGTATCTCAATATGAGTTGCGCTACTGCCGTCGCCTACTGCAATACACCAATCTATTGGCATTGTTACTTCTTTATCACCAATCTTTAATACAATTGCAGGTGCATTAAATGATTCTAAATATATTAGTGGCATAAAATAGAAATCTGGATCTTGCGGATTGCTATTATCTAACACACTAAATTTCATGTTCTCATCGACTTCGTCTGGTAAATTATTCAACGAAAAAGCTTCGTTTGCTGTTGTTAAAATATGCATACTATTATTTCCAATCTATCTTATTAATATTAAATTCATACTTTGCATCTTTATAAAATTTCTTTCTTTCTGCAAGATGACGTTTAGCATACTTACAGGTACTAGTTATATCATAAATTTGAACAAAATCTTTATCATGTGCTTTTCTAATTCCTCTACCAATACTTTGAATAACTCTCGTAAAACTTTTACCTGCTTCAATTAATACTAAGTTAAATATTCTAGGAATGTTAATACCTACAGCTGCTACGCCATATGTTGCTACAATAATTTTATTTGATGATGTTTTAATTTCGTCGTATTCGGTTTTTCTATCTTTTGTTTTTACACTACCAGACACAAATACAGCATCCGGAATGTTGTTAATTATTAAATTGCCACTTTCTATTCTACCGACTAGCACTAGGGTGTTGCCACTTTCTGCAATTTTACTAATTTGATCGCTAATAAATTTTATCCTGTCTTCATTAGTAACTTGGTATTTTAATTCGTCGGTATATGATCTAAATGACGGTAAATCGATTAGCTGTAATACCTTAACATGGCACGCAGATAATACTCCGGCATCTTGTAACTCGTGTGCTTTAATGCCGCCAATGACAGGACCTATACTTGCAAATATTTGTTCGTATTCAAACTTTTCTTTAGGTATAGTACCAGTTAATCCCCACCGGATTGGTGCATTACATAAGTTGTGAGTAAGTAAATTCTTTAACACATCGGCTTTTGCCATATGCACTTCGTCTACAATTACTGCACAAACACCGTCTAAAAATTCTGCTAATGTTATAATATCGTGTTCTAAGTTTTTACTTTTCTTATCTAATATATTAAGACTTTGCCAGGTGCATATAGTATGTGTTTTGTTTAAATCTTTTTTATCGCCATAATACATACCTACATCTAAATCAACGTTTACAAAATCTTCATGAGTTTGTTCAACTAAACTTTTGTTTGGTACAATGACTATTGTACGACCTTGTGACTCGCATATATGTGCTAGTGTAGCAGTTGTTATCGTTTTTCCGGCGCCAGTTGCGATTTCCTGTAATGCCTGGGGTTGTTGTAAAAACTTATTAACAGCGTCTACTTGATAATCTCTTAACATAATAGGCTTACCAACATCATTATGTCCCACTGGCCATACTTTGCCTAAGTCTGCCCAATATGTTTCAGTAATTGGTGTAAAATCTAAATTAAATGGTTTACGCAAATCTTCAATGTCGTCTATTGCAACTCCCATCTTATTAAGTATTGCAAGTATCGATTCTAAGTTGTTTAAGTAACCAGTACCGCCTATACCAAATAAGCTAACTGTACCATCCCATCTGCCCAACTTAAACGAAGGTTGATATCTAGCATACGGCACTTCGTATTTGAATGCACTTGCTAGCTTCTTCCTTGCATCTAATGGTAAATGTTCAAACTTAATATTAACTTCATCTTTTATAATTAGTTTGACTCCCATTTGTTCCTCGTTTCTATAATTGGTTCTACGTGCGTATACGATATGATTAAATCACTGCTATTCGCATACACTGCAGTTTTGCTATGTCTTAGTGTATTTTTAATACAAAGAACACTCATTGGTCTCCAAGTTTCTTTAAGGAAGAATTTTGGTAATTTACCACCAAGTACTGCTGCAACCTTTGTATCATTGTTTAGTACACTATTATACTGTCTTTTTCCAATCCCGTCATTAAACATTTTTCCATCAGGTGTATTGTCTAATCTAAAATGGAATCCAATGTTATCAGTGATGCCGTGATCAGTTAGCGCCTGAGATAACTCGTTAAACTGTGTTATGGTTGTAAAATCAGTTGATTGTTCAAATACTACTAATAACGGAAATCGTTGTAGCTCTACTAATGATGCAACTACATTGGATATTGAATATGTATTACTATCAATCCAAACTTTAGATTTTTCACGGGTTGCAATTTGTTTAGTTAATTCATTAGTAGTCTGGCATTCAACAGTTGTTGAATATTGATATCTTAGTCGTCTATCAACTATGATGGTGGAATCATTAGATTCTAAATCTTTTGAAATAAGGGTTTGAAATCTAGTATGTTCTAATTTGTGTACATCATACATATCTTTAAAATCTTGTTTATCCCATAGTCTAATTGTGTTGTAGTAATCTCGTAACTCTGGTTCAACTTCAAACTTATAAGGATCTAATAATTGTATAATAGTTACAAGATTAGATTCAGTAAAATCTGCATAGTATAACGATCCGGATTTAACTTGCCATAACACATCAGACAGCGGTTTTAATTCATTACGAATCGTACTTGAAAACGTAAAATCAATTGCAATTACACCAGTATAGTTTTCTTTTAACATGTTAATGTTAATTTGGTCAGATCCTGCAGGAATATGATATATTCGTTTTACCTCTGGTAATATACGAAATGATTTCTTCCATACTGGGTTATTGATATAATCTGCATAGTGTTCATTAGCTAACAGCATAAATGGCGCGTAAATTTCATTGCTTATTATTTGAAGTAATAAATTACCTTGTTTTTCGGTAATGTATGTATCAGTTTGCATTGCAGTATGTAAACTTTGCAATGTACGGTTATCTCTTGATGAGAACGGCAGAGGGGTTGTTATAGCTTCAAGAAATACAAAATGAAGCAGATTGTCAATTGTGTTCATGTGTTATACACCTAAAGTAGTGACGGGCACTAAGCCCGTCATATTAATTTAAAGGGTTGCGTCTTCCATGCCTGCACATCTTAATCGTATAATATTACTTAATGCATACGATTTTTGATCTAAGGCTTTTGTAATACCCAACCATTGATTTCTTATTAACGCAAATTCATTTATAATTTTTTCATACTCAATTACTTCATCTTCGCCTTCTACATATTTTTCACAATCACGACTGCTTAATGCCCTTGCGTATGTTTCTAAATACTTTCTAAAGTGATAACTCTTTAATCGTTTAAGTTCAATGTTAAGGAACTCTAGGATAGCTTCAATTTCTTGAAGCTGTCCATATCTGTGTTCTACAATGCCTGGCATTGCTGCAGATGCCTTTTCTACGTTTCCTGCTATTTTACATTCTTTTTTGGCATCTGTCAATTCTGATTCAAAGTGCAAAATACCATCTGGTAATCGTGTAATATCCCTAGTAATTGTAGAATACCAACTCATTAGAACTCCAAGTCGTTATAGCCGTCGTCTTCGTCTTCATTATCTTCTAAATAATAATTAATTGCTTGATCTAACGTTGGGTCAATTCCAGTTGCACCTAAAAATGTACGATCTGTAGCTCCAAAATCTGCAAGTAATTCAATAAATCTTTCAGCAGCAATCTCTGCTTGTTTCTTATCAATATAATCTGCAAACATTAACCATACATCAGCAATTTGTGTTTCATTCAACATTTTCGTCCTCCGTAACGTAGTCGTTGATATCATCTGCATCATCAAGTACATCTAATAACACAGGTTCGTCGGTAAATTCAGCCATTGCTCTTTCAAGAGCACCGTTAGCATTACTTTCCCACTCCTTACGATATTGTTTAATTTCAGTACCGTCGGTAGCCACGTATTTAAGTCTATTACCATCTTTTTTCAAAATGTTCTTTTTTTCAAATAAGTCAACTAAACCACTAAAAGGATTCATACCGGTTGTATATGGGATTTTAATTTGCAAAGTCTCAAATGGTTTAGCATAACGTGTTTTCATAATCTTACAAGAGGCGCGAATGCCGTTAACTTCACTAACTTTGTTACCGTCTTCGTCTTCTTTTAGTTTAAGTTTTTTCATTGCTACTACAATGCTTGATGCATAAACAAATCCTTGACCACCTGATATTTTATCATCCGGATCAAACATATCTTGACTTGCATACGTGTGGTTAGTACACACTAATCCAACGTTGTGACTACCAAACATATTAACGCAATTACGAACAAGTGCAGTAAGTGCTTTAGGTTTACGACCCATATCACCTTTTAAATCGCCTGCTTCAAATTGATTAATATCAGTCGGAGTTAGTAACATACCTAACGAATCTACTACAAACAATACTTTTGGTTTGTCTTCCATTGCTTTATATTCTTTCATAAACTCACTAATAGTTTTAGCTACATCATCAATCATAGCCATATTAAGTTTAAGAAGTTTTTCTTCAGTAGTATCTACACCTAATGCGTGTAGCCATGATTCGTCAAGTGCGTTTTCTGAATCAATTAGTACTACGTATATTCCTTGTTCTTGTGCATTTTTAACAATGTTACCTGAACAAATATAACTTTTGCCTGCACCTGACTCGCCTGCAAACACAGTTACTTTACCTAGTGGAATGCCTTTGTGGAAGTCTGAACTAATAAGGTAA